GAGGGCTTCGTCGCGGATACGTTCCGGAGTTTCGTGCTCAACGGCGTGTACAAGCTCACGGTACTCCCCCCCGATAACACCAAGCGCGTGGTATTTGCCCTCAGCAAAAACAGGGTGCTTCACACGTGCTTCCGACAGCCGCTGCATGAGCGCCGCAAGAGCCTTTTCACCAAGTATCGTGATGTCGATGTTATGCACTGATAGCCTCCCTGTGCGCGTCAAGCTCGTCGGTATAAGCGCATACGCCGTACCCGAGATGAGTTGCCCTATCGCAATCGTGGACGGGGTAGGCGTAGCGGATCATGAGGAGGCGGCTAACTCCGGTGTAGGCTATGATAGCCTTCCAGCCGCACAACAGCCTGTGTTCATTCTTAGCCATGCTCAAACCTCCATCGGCAGGATCTCGACAACAGCCTTTCCACCCTTCACCACTTCTCCGCGTGTGATGTAAATCGAATCGACTTGCTCATCGTCCAGCCACACCCCGGCGTGGGTAAGGGAATCAAGAAGGGCTTTCAGATACCCGTCAATATCTCTCTTACGGCGATCTGGCGGGCAAACAACCACATTGACTTTGACGCGAGAATCGATTTTTAGAGCCTTCTTTTCATCACCCACAATCTGCATCACGTTTTTTCTAAAATCGCGTCCACGGGCAGATATGAGCGTTCTTGGGGTGCCCTTGATGGTAATGTGCCTCCAGTAGTGGTTGACGAGCGGCGGGATAGGTAGCTCAAGGCGTACGGTTTCCATCATGCATCCCCCAACTTTTCGAGAATTTCCTTTGCTTTTTTGAGCATTATTTTCGCTTTTCTGCGTGCTATACGTTCAAATTTTATTTTCGCTTCTTTGAGAGTCATGGGAGGAAATATTAATTTTTTTGAACTTGCGGGAAATGCCCAGAATTCTTTTCCATCTTCACCAATCAAAGCACCAAAGGGGCATACATGTATAACGCCTACGCTTTCCCATTTAAATTTAGGCTCTGCCATTTCCTTCCTCCCTGTCTCTTCTCTCGCATTCTTCGCGGAATGCTTCCGGGGCGTATTCCATGCCCCAATGATTCTCAGTAACCCACCGGGCAAAAGCGAAAGCGTCGTCCTGAGCTTTGCCTGTAGCGTCGTCAATCATGGCTTCGATGGGCGGTTTCGGCTTCATGTATGCCCGGCCTGTTTCGGCATTGAACGCGGCTACTGTTTCGGGCTGTTCCTCGCACCACATGATGAAGTCCGCCCATGCAGCCGCCATTATCGGGTTTTGTGCTGTACTCACTGCTCCACCCCCAACGCCCGGAGATTGGCAAGCTGTTCGTTCAAGGGCATATCCGGCCTTCCCTGCTTCCGGGCGTCCATCTTCCCCCGCAGGTTGGCGAGAATCTTCGCGCACCAGTCGGCGCCCTCTTCGCAACGCTCGTCGAACGTCAACGCGGTTTCCGGCAAGGCCTCACGGCTCACGGTTGGTATCTGCTTTCGTGCCTCTTCCACCTGCCGCATAATGTCTGCCGGGACTGGGAAAAAGCTTGATTTAGCCTCAACACGGCGCATAGCGCCCCGAAACTCATTATCACCCACGTTAGCCAATACTTCATTCCAAGTCTTGACCAACAGCTCGAACTCTTCCCGTTCCGGCATCGGTTGCCGATAAAGCACAAACGCCTTGCTCAGTTCCAAAGCCAACAGTTGCAAGCTCGCCATTTTTCATCACCTCATCGAATTTCAAAATTTGTTTTGCCCATTCGCCGCGTTTTGCGGTTTCCGCCTGTCTCGCCGTCATAGGGGCTTGTGTTCGCCCGCTAGGAGCGGCTTGCTTTTTGGCTTTGCGCTCCTCAACGGCATCGAAAACCCACTTGCGGAGAGCCAGATAGTGCGACTTGTACGGGTCTTTCCCTGCTCTGGCCCCGAGATGGATGTCCAAGAAGGCGATGGCATCGGCGGTCTTATCTTCCCCGTAGGCTGCTATGAGCTTTCCGTGTTCTTCTGCCGTGAGCTTGACGTTGGCATATTCCCCGAACGTGAGCTTTTGTGGCTTCGGCTTCTGTGAGCGAGTGCGTGTGTGCGTCTGCACACTCTCTTCTAGGTTCTCTGATCGGTTCTTGATCGGTTTTTGGTAGGGGTGGGGTACCTAAACTGGTAGGGGTGGGGTACCGAAACTGGTAGGGGTGGGGTACCTAAATCGGTACCGGTACCAGTTTTGGTAGGGGTACCTAAATCGGTAGGGGTGTCTAAAAAATTATCGTTAAAATCTTGATGGTTATCTATACCCCTACCAAAACTGGTAGGGGTAGCATTTTCAGAAAAAGGCTTTTTTGAGGCTGTTTTCCTATAATCTGTGAGAATTGTTTGATTTTCTCTTCCTTCAACGCCAACCAAAGTGTACTCATAGCCGCGCCCACGCACTTCTCTACGTGAGACGATTCCGGCTTGCGCGAGGTCGATAAGACACGTTCTGATGGTCTTCACATCAAGCCCGGTATCAAATGCCAGCCGTTGAAGAGAAGGCCAGCACACATGATTCTCCCCTGCTCTGTCGGCAAGAGACAGGAGCACCAGCTTTTGAGTGGGTCGAATCCCTTGGAGGCTCCAAGCCCAACGAGTTGCATCAATGCTCATGTCTATCTCCCTTGACTTCTTTGTCCATTTCGTACATATTTTCTTTGCACATGCTAGAGTTTCTGTGTTTGGCCCGGTGTTCCCGCATCGGGCCTTTTCTTTTGCCTATGCCGATTCCTGAAACCGCTTTTCTCTGGCCTTTTCCAGATTACCCCGCATTCTCTCGCGTTGCTCTTCTGTCATCACACGGGGTTTCCGGTTCGGATTTTTCCCGTGGCGGTACGCATACAGCGGGCAGTCTTTGATCTGGCATCTATCGGCCTCGCTTCTATTCCCACCCGAGCACTCAATGCATTTGGCGCGAATTGCCTTAACGGGCGTAAGCGTTTTCTGTTCTTCCATTTTCCTCTCTCCCTTCAAGTTTCACTTCAACCCTGTTCCGGCACTTCTGGCATCGCTTCTTGTCGAGCCACCACCAGTTAGCTTTTGGGCATGGCCTCAAGTGCGGAAATGCGCTGATAGCCTCCAGCAATGCCTCTTTCGTCTCGTACCCTGCGGCTTGCGGAGTGGGGAGGCGGTGACGGCAATGGAACGACATATCAAAACCCCAGAACCGGATCTGCGGCCCTTCCCGGCATACTCCCCCGGACGCTATGCAGTCCGTCGAAGTACAGCTTCTTCCCTTGGTAAGGATCAGGCATACAGAATTGTCCATACCAAGGTGCAGGAGTAAAATCCCCTTTGTATCGGGCCGCATCATACCGCTTCTTGTATTCTGCCCTGCATGATTGCTTTTCACATACCAATTGGTTGTGACTACGCGGGATAAATTCTTCCTCACATATGGCACAAGGCCTTGTCTCCCCAGACTCTTTTGCCTTCTCTCTGAACCGACGCACCCGCTCGGCACCATCCCGGATCTTCTTTTCTTTTAGGCAGCTTTCCGAGCAACAGATCTGGTTGTGTTCTGCCGGAATAAACATCGTGTGACAGATCACGCACTCTCGCTCTCCATAGACGCGATCAATCTCGCAGACATGATCCGCCTTTTCCCCTTTGAACCACCTTCCGCAAAGCTGGCATTTTTGCATGTTTACTGCCTCGCTTGATTGTAATCTCGCCTATACCGAGTGTTCGTCTGGTCTATCTCGTCCTTCCATTCTTCCGCAGCCTTGGAGACGATGGACGGATGCGCTTTTTCCTGCATGAGCATGACCATCTTCCCGCAGCATATGGTATCGTCCACGGATTCTCCTTCCCACGTCGGCTTGTCTGGCTCTGCCCATTCCTTGGGCTTCACGACATAGCCGAGCTTGTCCGCCAGCCATTCCAAGGGCGCGATTGAGCCACAGGAGGCCATAATGCCGAGTAGTGCGTCCGCTCCGAGCTTCGCGCCGTCGTCAGCCGGGTTCAGCTCACGCTTGAGAGTCGGATACGGCTTGCCGATCTCGGCGGCGATAGCTTTGATCGGCTTTTCGCCTTCATCGATCATGGCCTCAATGACTTCGGTCAACGTGTTATAATCTTGGGTATTCATCGATCATTTTCCTTGGTGTATCCCCATGCTCTAATGGGGGCATGGAAACCGTTCACCTACTCATCACCCGGCGCGGCCCCGTGTGGCGCGTCCGCATCCTGTCCGGCGGCACCATCCGCTGGAAGTGCTACCGCGTCGCGGAGTACCCGACGCCGGAGGCCGTGGTCCGGCGGTGCATGACGGGGCTAGCGTTCCGGAGCAAAAATCAGGAGCACGACAACAGCCACGCCGAGCGCAAGCAGGATGTCACACAGCATGACTCACCTCTTCGGGTTCGGTGGGAGTGCTGGGAGCGGCTGGAGGCCATAGGTCGGGCCTGAGAGATGAGAGGGGGATACCCAAAAAACGATTATAACGAATGGCAGCTTCAGGGCTTATAACGCGATGTTTCTTGAAATGCCTCCACACCGTCACATAAGGAAGCCCTGAGCGTGCGGCCGCGTCAGTGATTGTGAAGCCGTAAAAACTAGGGTGGGAAAGTTCGTTCTTCATGAGAACTAAATACCAGTAGGTAAAATTATAGTCAACATAATTTACCTATTGGTGGTAGCAATTCTTTTTTCCAGCTGGTAAAAAATTTTTATGGATATTTACGCTGAATTTTTGGCCTTACTGGATAAGGCCATCGAAAAATGTGGAAACGCCAAAAAACTAGCTGAGGCTCTTGACGTTCACCCGAATCTTATCACTCGCTGGAAAAAAGGTGAGCGTGTACCTACTATTACATCAATACAACCTCTTTTAGATTTTCTTGGTGTAGGGTTTTCCGATCCAACCGTTACCCAAAGTAAAGAGGTCTGCTTTGTTGACGCGCGTATAGCCCCGGCTGGGGACACGCTCCCCCCTCCCCCGGATGAAGACTACCTCGCCGTTCCCCTTGTGGAAGAAGTTGGCGCGGGGCCCGGCATCATTCCGCAAAATGAACTCATCTCGTGGTTCCTCGTCTGGCGTCACCAGCGGGCCATTCAACACAAGCGCGATCTGATCGCCGTCATGCTCGGAAAGCATTCAACTTCGATGGTTCCCACGCTCAAGCCGCAGGATATTGTGCTGGTGGATAGGCAGGATAAGGATGTGATGAACTTTAAGGGAAGAATCATGCTTGTCCTCGATCCCGCCGACGGCAGCGGAAAGATCAAGCGCGTGGCAGCGGAAAACCAGCCGAAAAAGCGCGACTATCGCATCACCTACTATTCGGACAACGCCGCCGAGAATCCCCCCGAGGTCTACAGCTTAATGGAAGACTTCGAGGGGGACTGGAACAAGTCCATCGTCGGTCGGGTTGTATGGGCGTGGAGTGACGTGAGCTGCAAATGAAAATCCCCGCCGGAGCGGGGAGGAGGGAGATGCAATGGGTCCAGTTGATAAAGTTGCATATGAAGCTTTGAATAATTATTGTATTAAACTAGAAGAACATCTCCAGTCTGATGTTTTTTTGTTTTATGGTGGTATTCACCCTAACCACAGAACATTCTTTACCACTGAATTTGAAAAATTAGCTAGAAAGAAAAAACATAAATCTCTTGCTGTCAATTTAACAACAAATGGCGGCAGTGTAGAAATGGCTGAGATAATGGTTGAGGTGATGCGTAGGTTCTATGATGAAGTATATTTCATTGTACATGAATATGCATACTCAGCGGGTACTATTCTTTGCATGTCTGGCGACAAAATATATATGAATTTTGCCTCATCATTAGGCCCTATAGATCCTCAAGTATTGTCTAATGGACAATGGGTTCCTGCACAAGGGTATTTAGATCAATTTGATGCAATATGTAAAAAATCATTAAATAAAGATTCTAATAACCCCATAAGTCCAGTAGAGTTACAAATGGCTTTAAATTTAAATCTTGCTGATTTAAATTTTTATCAACAAGCACGAAATATAACCGTAACGCTATTAAAAAAATGGCTCGTAAATTATAAATTTAAAGACTGGACAATTCATAGTAAAACAAATACCGAAGTCACACTTAAAGAAAAAGAGCATAGAGCTGAAGAAATAGCTAGAATATTAGGTGATAATGCTCACTGGCATATACATGGAAGACATATAGGAATAAAAACTCTTCAAGACGATCTAAAGCTAAAGATTGAAGATTATTCAGACGACCTTAAATTATATAGATTAGTAAAAGAATATAATAGACTTGCGATTGACTTTTCATCAAAATATAACTATCAATTATTTTTACATACTAGAGAAATGACTAATGGGAGTTTACTCTAATGAAAATCGACAAAAAGCATTATAAAATGTCATTATTACTTAAAAATATAGAAAACAATCCAGCATTGAAACATCATCATGAAATGATGTTAATTTTAAAAAATATGGGCATCAAGACAAACCCTATTCAACAAGTTGATTTTACAAATAAAAATATCACCGAACTATCTAATATGAATATTAATCCATTAGTACCTTAACGGAGCCTCCCTTTGCCCCTCCTCGTGAGGGGCTTTTTTGTGCCCTATGGGACGTGACCGCCGATGCCTTCATGGTGTCGGCGGTATTTTTATATCTCATATTTTACCTATTGGGAATTTTATTCTTGACCTATTTTTTACCAGTTGGTATTGTAGCTTCACGACGAACGGAAAAGGCGAGTGGCGCGGCAACGGCCCGCTGAAAGCTGGAACCGGACGGAGGAAGCCCCAACAAGTACGAGCTCGGCAAGCGCAAGCCTTTGGGAGGGGAAGCACGCGACGGCAGGAAAAGGGGTGAGGTGAAGACAATCAGAGCGAAGAAGCCCCCCATTGAGGCGTTGTACCCGGAACTCCCGGCAAGGCGTCCAAACAAGGGCTGAGCATACACGGTTACGACACAAAGATCGGGCCGTGAAACGTGATGAAATACGAATTTCTACATCCGGGCGGTCAGTTGACTTTCTGACAATTCACCGCCCCGCATGAGAGGCGCAGCGACAATGCGCGTTGCGCCGAACCATGCGTTGAGATGTGCCGCATGGGAGCGCGCCCCGGCGGGGATTGGCCCCGTCGGGTGCTTGCCTTGAATCATCGAAGCCCGGACACGCGCCGGGCTTTTTCATTGGTTCTGGGACTCCGGAACGAATTTCAAAACAGAGGAGAATAGCCATGATGCAGTTCATCGTAATTTCGCATTCGGAAAGCGGCCCATTGGTTGAGGAGTTCGAGACGAAGGCAAAGGCGGTAGACTTCGCGGAGGCTGTAGCCAGTGATGGTATGCCATCGACCATACTCATGAGAATTTCCGAGATTCCCGCAGTTTTGCCAGAACGCGAAGACTTCGGCGTTCTCCCCGGCATCGACTTCCCCGCAACACTCCACCACGCTTGGTAAAGCGCCTAGCCCCGCACTTGCCCCGGATTTCCGGGGCAGGAAAAGGGATTGGGACGCCGATCCAGACTTCAACACAGGAGAAAAGGTATGACTATGACAATATCTCACGCAGACGACTTTACCCGTAGCCATCCCGTGCTCACCGGGAAGCGCAAAGGTACAACGCTCCGGGAACGTCTTGAACGCATTCGTGCCAAGGCAAGAAAGGCCAGTGTGCGCGAGGCAGCAGAACAATGGCTGAGAAAGACGGAAGTGGCGGCATGATCAAGGAAGTATACGTAAACCCTCCAGGCAAGAAGCGGTTCCCAATGCCACCTCAGCGCGAGCGTTTGGCACCCCCTCCGTGGGCGTTGGGCGTGGTCCTCGTGGTTGTGGCTATCTTCATAGGCTCATGCGAATGGGTGAGGGGGATGTGATGAACAGGCAAGAATGGCTAGAGGCTAGACGCTCAGGAATAGGTGGAAGTGATATGCCGTCTATTCTTGGAATATGCCCCTTTGGGGGGACACCGTATGGTGTATGGCAAGCCAAGGTATGCGGATGCGGTCCAGATAAGGATACCCCGGATATTCAGCGCGGCAGGTTTCTGGAACCTATTATTCGTTCCATGTATGCGGAACACACAGGCTACGAAGTGCAAACGCCGGGGATGCAACGGCACCCGATAGAGACATGGGCTATCGCATCTCTGGATGGACTCGTCATTCCTCCTAAGGAGGAAAATGGACTCGCTGTACCGCCGGGCATTCTCGAAATCAAAGCCCCAAGATACAGCAAGTTCGTATCTCTTGAGGAAGACGGAATAACGCAAAATTATCAAGTACAGATGCAGCATTACATGGCTGTTACTGGCCTTCAATGGGCTGACTTTTGCGCTTGGAATGCTGACGCATTTAGACTGCTCATCATACGAATACAACGTGATGACGATTTGATCAGTTTGATGTGGGATATAGCGCGGGATTTCTGGCAAAGATATGTCCTGACGGGTATCGCACCAGAGCAAGCTACAGAATCAAAGATAAGCATTCCGCCTCTTGAGCCTACGCTAGTACGCATTGACACACCTGAATGGAACGAGGCGGCTCGTGAATGGCGAGAGGCGAGAGGTATTTTAAAAGATGCTGAAGCATACGAGGTCCAGTGCAAAGAAAAACTGATTGCGCTGGCCCTTTCTACTGGCAAGAGCAAGGTAAAAGGGGCTGACGTGTCCCTATCAGTCGATAAAAACGGAATCCCGAGAGTACGGGATACTGCAAAGGAGCAAGCTGCATGAGCCAAGATATGATGTTAAGCGCGGAAATAGTTCCCACGCAACCCGCATCCGTACCTGTTGCCGTCGACCCGGCTGCAATCGCGGCGGCTGAGGAAGCAAAAGCCATTGTTCAAGCTGCGTATATCATGGCAACGCACAGGCCAAGAAATTTCATGCAGAGTCGGCAACGCATTCTTGACGCGTGCAAGCGGGCGGCATTCGCAGAAAGGGTTGAATATGCCAAGCCTGTAGGTGGGGGGAAGATATACGGCCCTTCAATCCGTTTCGCCGAACTTGCGATTCAGCAATGGGGGAATATCCGCGTAGATACCTCTACCCTATTTGAGGGAGACGAATTCAGAAAAATCAGGGTTCAGGTACTCGACCTCGAAACCAACACCAGCTTTTCCAAGGTGATCACTGTAAACAAAACCGTAGAACGAAAAGATTCATCCGGGAGAGAGGTTTTACGGTCACGCAAGAACACATACGGCAAAGACGTATTCATCGTAAGAGCCACGGAAGAGGAACTTGCCACGAAAGAGGCGGCAGCCATTTCCAAAGTTGTCCGAAATGAGGGTTTGCGGCTTATCCCCCAAGATATCATCGACGAAGCCCTTGAGACTGCAAGGGAAGCAAGACGCGGAGCAGTTCGCGATCCGCATGAAAGAATCAGAAAAATATGTGACTGCTTCGCATATTATCGTATCACTCCTGAAGACTTAGGAGACTATCTAGGCGTAAGTATTGAAAAGGCAAGCACAGCACAACTTGAAGATCTGGAGTTGGTTTACAATGCAATCCGAAGTGGTGAAGCGAAATGGGCTGATTACGCCAAAAAAGACGACTCCGAAGACACGCATAAAAATACGACAAAAGCCGCCCAAGATCTGAAAGACAGGCTTCAAAGCGCAAAGGCAGCGGCATCGTTAAGTAACCCTGAATAACCACCCCGGCCCGGCTCACCACCGGGCCTTTCTTTTGAGGTGATGCCATGAACAGAGCCGAATTTGTCAGGATGCTTCGAAATTCAGACACCACGGGCACCATGAACTCGATCATGATGACCGAACGTGTCGTCAATCAGGTATTAGATACGCTCCAAAGGGCTATCGTTGAACACGGCTCCTTGAAAATTCAGGGCTTCGGCGTGTTCGAAGTCGTGGACGTGCCCGCCCGCCAAGGCCGCAATCCGCGCACCGGGGAAAGCATCCCCATTCCCGCGCACAAGGCCGTGAAGTTCAGGCCGGGCAAGGAACTGCGGGAGGCGGTGAACCGTGGACAGTGACGCCCTCCCCGACATCAGACTAAAATGTCCTGATTTGGCATCGATAATTCCGGGGCGTCGTTTCCTCTACCGAGCAAAGGTAGGCGGCGAACGCCAAACCGTCACCGTTACGGCCTCCACAGCCCCATATCCCCGTGATTTCGGGAAAGGCCGCAAGGCTATGTACGTCAACGTGTACGGCTACGAGGGGAAATGGACGGTTCCCGCAAGCAAACTGAGGATTGCGGAGAAAGTATAGCACCCCACGCCCCGCCCTCCCCCGGCGGGGCTTTTCATACCCCACCATCATACTGGAGAACATCATGAACACTGTTGGCGAACTGATTTCTGAACTGGAATCCTTTCCCCCTGAAACGCCTGTCGTCCACCACGACGACGAGGAAGGCAACACGGTATCTAAGGTTTCCATCGGCTTCATGACGGACGGAGACGGCGACCCCGTGTGTGTCATCCTCTTTCCTGGCGAAGAGATTGAATGACAAAATGGGAAAGGCGGCTCACGTGGGTGTGGGTCGCCTTCTTCGTGTGGGTGGTCTGGATGGTGTGCGTGGAGTAACCATTGAAAAAAACGATTGTTGGTGATGCGATTATTTACTGTGCCGATTGTCGGTCTATTCTTCCCACGCTGGATACTGTAGATGCAGTAGTTACAGATCCTCCATATGGAATCGCATATCAAAGTGGATATGCGACAAAAAAGCTTTGGGCTGCAGGGAAGAAGATCGCAGGAGACGAGACAACGGCGGTTAGGGATGAGGCTTTACAGCTTTGTCATAATCTTTGCTCTCCCATGCTGGTTTTTGGTTCTCATAAAGCCATACCACCAGAGGGGACCAGACATATTTTGATCTGGGACAAGGGTCCAGCTCTCGGAATGGGAGCGCTGGACCTTCCGTGGAAACCTTCTATTGAAGAGATCTATGTCCTTGGGAAGGGCTTCGTAGGAAAACGTGATGAAGGTTCCGTTATCTACTGTCCCCCGGTGCAGAGTATGGCGAAAAATGGTCGGAAGCATCCGAATGAAAAACCAGTTCCGTTGCTACGGCGGCTCATAAAGAAGTGCCCCGAAGGGACTATCCTTGATCCCTTCATGGGAAGCGGTGCCATAGGTGAAGCCGCTCTTTTAGAAGGCAGGCGTTTCGTAGGCATCGAAATTGAGCAGAAATTCTTTGAAATTGCTAAAAAACGCCTTGAATATGCTGAACACTCGATAAGCTTGCTGCATGGGCGCGGCTGCATGAACAACGCGCGGGGTGAAATATGCTGACGGATAAGGAAAAGAGGTGGCTGGAGTTTCGGAAGGACGTGTGCTTCCGGTGCAAGAAGCGCAGGCAGACATGTGGCCCTGTGCTTCGTGAGATTTGCCAGAAAGCTGGATACCCCATTCGTGATTTGGCGATGGTGATCCCGCCAGACTACCGCGACGCCGCCGAGTTTGCCGAGAGAGTGGCGGCAAAACTTACACTGGAAGAGCCTTGTCCTCTTCCCGAAAACGCTGGAAGCGCATTTTCGTGCAGATGGTGCCGTCTGAAAAGAGCTCGTATCACCGTTGAAGAGGAAATGGACAATGAACAAAACCACTCTTGAATCCATCATGAAGTGCTCGAAAAAGGCGATTGCGCTGGCGTATATGTGCAAAATCAGTGCATCGGTTTATACTCGATGCCCGCTACATGGCGAAGAAACAGAAAATTGCCCCATGAAAGAGGTGTGGTGTTCAGATGTTACCCCACAAGATTGGGAAAAAGTGTTGAATGAGAGATAACATGGGATTCATTTTCTGCATTATTGCGAATTTATCGGCATTGGCCACAATAGCGTGGCTAGGTTTTCTCCTTACCCGTCGCGCTAGTCTGTGGCTTATCGTTGTTATGCTCCTTCTCAGTGTCCATTTTGTTATTCCTGCAAGCGATATTTTTACCTGCCCGAAATGTGGACACATCGAAAAGGTTAAAGTCTTTAAAACGTATACGACGACTGTAAGTCAGGGAGATGATGGGTGATGACCGCACAGGAATGGATTGACGAACTAGAACGGCTGCACAACAAGGCGATCATGCCACCCTATTATCTCAGGAAGAAACTTTTTTTTGGAGAGGATGAAGAAGAGTACTACATCACCGACAAAGAAGAGCGCATCATCTGCCGGATGAAATACATGTCCACAGAACCGGACAACGCCGCCTACATCGTCGCCGCGTGCAACGCCGTGCCGAGGCTAGTGGAGATGCTCAGAATTGCCGTGAGCCTCCTTGCAGCACAAAAAGCGCAGAGAGTGTGCGAAGAGGAAATGGATATTAGGTGCGACATGATGCAAGAGCTTTTTCGCATGACGGAGCCGAAAGAATGAACATCACCACCGAAGAACTCGCCCGCATCCGGGCTATCGCAGAGGCCGACAGAGACGGCGCGGACGGGAAGGCATGGGACGAGGCCATTACCCCGGATACCGTGATCGCGCTGTGCCGGGAATTAGAACTAGCACGGAAACACGCCGTCAC